ATGCTTGTGGTACGTAGTGAGCTTCGCAGTATGTGCAGTCATCACCACCAACCTGTCAGTGGCGTTGCTTATATCGGGATTATTGCCGCTCAAAAGCTCATTGGCCTTAGCAAGTACACTCGTATTGCTCAGTGGTGTGCTCGTCGTGGTACGCTACAAGAAGAACTCTGCAATGACATAGCCCGCGAAATTAGCAAGGCAACAGACAGTGAAAACGTAGCAGTCTATGTACAGGCAGTACATGGATGCTGTGAGAATCGTGGCATTATGGCACACTCTAGTCTTACACAGACTACAGTATTGAAAGGTGCTTTCAATACTGACCCACATACAAAGAAAGAGTTCTTTGACAATATTAAACTACAACAAGAGTTTGCACCGCGATGAAATACATTACTAACAAGTTTGATAGTGTTCGCTTGCCTGTGGAAGAGGGCTTGTTAGAATGGTTGCAGGAAAAGTATCCTGCATCAAAATACTTTATTAAGGAGACCTAACATGGCAATTTGGATACTTAAAACACTACATAAGAAAAATGCTGTTGAAAAACAGTTCTGGTATAAAGACGGTAAAGTTATTATTCGCGAAGAAGGTTATCGCTGGGGCGAGTTCTATTGTGAAAGTGACGAACAACCAGAGATTGACCTAGACAATGAAGATGGTTATAATCTAAGCGAAAGTGACTATGATTGGGAACTAACAAGTCTCGATGATGGGTGTTGGGCTGATTGGACTTTTCCAGAAGACATGACAGAAGAAGAACAAGCAGAGATTGAATCAGCTTGGGAAGAAGACTATTTTGAAGGCATGGAAGAATTAGGCTGGAGCCAGGATGATACAGAGTACATCCTACAAGGTCCATTAGAATTATCCGACGAAGATGGTACAGTAATAGCACAAGGTGAAGAATAATGGATAAGTTTTTTGAATGGTTTGGTCGGCATCGTAAAACGATCGGCTATGTAGTTGGTGGTGCTAACATAGGTTCGGGCATTGTACAAATTGCTAGTGGACATTTTTGGCCTGGCATAGTATGGTTAGTCTTAGGGGCGTCAATAATTTTAGATACAAGGATGTTCAAATGACTGTGTACGTAATCAAACCACTGGAAAAGAAAAGCATTGTCTATCATGTAGAAATGTTTAGAGAAAATGCAGACGGTAGCATTAGTTCTTTTACCATTGACGAAACTTACCGCTGGGGTCAAGGGTTTGTTGAAGGTGATTTAGACTGCAATCTTCCCTGGGAAGGAGATGAGGTTGCCTATGCTAGAACAGATGCAGGCTGGGGCTGTGAGTTCGATGACAGCATCAGCATTGAATGGGAGTTCAGTGACGACATTGACGAAATGGAACAACAAGAACTCAGAGAACTCTACTACGAGGGTGGTGCAGGTTGGCTCTACGACGGTGAACATGATTGGCAAGAAGAAGACTGTGCTGTACATATCATTGCTCCATATCAAGTAGATTTGTGTGAAGAAGATGGCACAGTCATTGAAGAGAACGTAAAACTAAAGACACGCCCAGATCCAAGCAATTCTTGGCCTTTTCCAAATTAAGGAATATTATGAATTCAGTTGATATGGCTAATGATCTAATTTTTCGTGCAAAGAATTTAAATGAATTTACTGTTACTACAGAAGTTCCAGATGAATTTCGTTTTAATGGTGAGATTCCATTTGACATGCAGATTAAAGATAGTATAATAACAGCTAAAGTGTGGGCAGTTGACTTCAATGAGGCTGCAAAAAGATTAGATGATTTTTTAGGAACATGTAAATGAAATGGTTTAAAAAACTAGTTGCCGGTTGGGCAAGAGAAGGTAGAAATTATGAAGAAGATTGTGTAACGCCTAGTAGATTAATCAGTACTGCTGAATGTGCCTCAATAAATGACGATCCAGTATTAAACTTTAAAGTCTATACAGCAGTAGGTGGCAAGGTTGTAGAGTTTAGACGCTATGATCGAAAGAGTGATCGCAATGACTCTACTACTTACATTATTACTAATGATCAAGACTTTGGTGAACGAATTAGTAAAATTGCAACAATGGAAAAATTAAAGTTATGAGCAAAATTAAAATTGCAGAGCTGTTTTACAGCATACAAGGTGAAGGACGCTACATGGGTGTACCTTCTGTTTTCTTACGTACATTTGGATGTAATTTTAAATGTGAAGGCTTTGGTATGCCGCGTGGGCAACTGAGTATGGAAGCAACGGACATTGCAGCTACACATACTATGATTACTCCGTTTACAAAATACGAAGACTTGCCGTTAGTTAGTACAGGTTGTGACAGCTACGCTAGTTGGCATCCTGACTTTAAAGAACTTAGTCCAATGCTTACTAGTGAAGCTATTGTAGATCGAATTATGGAAATCATTCCCTACAATGAATGGAAGGATGAACACTTGGTTATCACAGGTGGTGAGCCATTACTAGGATGGCAACGTGCTTATCCAGATTTGTTGAATAATCCTAAGATGCGTGACTTGAAAGAGATTACATTTGAAACTAACGGTACTCAGAAGCTTACTCCAGAATTTAAAGAATACTTGAGAAAGTGGAACAGTGAAGTAGGCAAAGAACTTACATTTTCAGTAAGTGCTAAACTTCCGTGTTCAGGTGAAAAGTGGGAAGATGCTATTTGTCCAGAGATTGTACGTGAGTATGAGGAAGTCGGTACAGCCTACTTGAAATTTGTTATTGCTACTGAAGATGATTTTGATGACGCAGTCACTGCGGTACTTGAATTCCGCAAAGCAGGATTTAAAGGACATGTGTATCTAATGCCAGTGGGCGGTGTTGAAAGCGTTTACGCACTAAACAATCGAACAGTCGCAGACTTGGCTATGAAGCATGGCTTACGCTATAGCGATAGATTGCAAGTGCCATTGTTTAAAAATGAGTGGGGTACATAATGATCAAGAAACTATTTGAAAAGATCACTGGCATAGATAAAATACGTGCCAAAAGTCAAGCTGAGGCCGATGCGGCTGTAAAGGCTGCTGAGGAATCTGCGGCTATAGCCAAGTTAGCGTTAGATGCGGCAGAGGCTGCTACCAAAGCAGAAGCACTTGCTAAAATGACTCCCAAGGAACGTGCAACTGCCAAAGGCGAACCTTGGGTGGCTGTACTAGATACGCATGTCAATAAAGATAATGTTCGAAACGGCTTTTTTGAACTTGACTGGAATGACTTATTTGTGTTACAATTGAAACAAGCTGGATACGGATTTGATGGTGATCCAGATGAAGAAATTGTAGATCGTTGGTTCCGTGATTTGGCTAGAACTATGCTAGGCGAAGACGGGCAAGACACTACACGGGGTGCAGGTTACATTAACGTGGTTCCGATCACAAAAGATAAATCAGAGGTTTCATGACATATATTTTAGTTGACACTGCTAACACATTCTTTCGTGCTAGGCATGTAGTAAGAGGCGATGCTGATATTAAACTCGGTATGGCCTTACATATTACATTTAACAGTGTTAAGAAAGCATGGCAAGACTTTGGAGGTAAACATGTAGTGTTCTGTCTTGAAGGTCGCTCGTGGCGCAAAGACTTTTACAAGCCTTACAAGGCCAATCGTAAAGAAACTCGCGATGCAATGACTGTTCGAGAACAAGAAGAAGATAAACTTTTTTGGGAAACGTATGATGCATTCACAGAATTTGTTAAGACTAAGAGCAACTGTACAGTCTTACAACATAAGCAATTAGAAGCAGATGATTTAATTGCAGGGTTCATACAAGCACATCCTAATGACGATCATGTGATTATCTCGACAGATAGCGATTTTCACCAACTGATTGCACCTAACGTAAAACAGTTTAACGGTGTTGCAGAAACACTTACTACTATCGAAGGCATCTTTGATAAAAAAGGTAAACGTGTAAAAGATAAGAAAACTGGCGAAGATGTTGTGCCACCTAATCCGCCGTGGATTCTTTTTGAGAAGTGTATGCGTGGCGACTCAAGTGACAACGTCTTTAGTGCATATCCCGGTGTGCGTGTTAAAGGCACTAAGAATAAAACAGGCCTAACTGAAGCATTTGAAGACAAAGGCAAGAAGGGCTGGGCGTGGAACAATGTCATGCTTCAGCGTTGGGTTGATCATGAAGGTGTCGAACACAAGGTCTTAGATGATTATAATCGCAACGTAACACTAGTTGATTTAACTGCACAACCTGCAGACATTAAAGAACTTATTGTTGAGACAATTACTACTAATGCCGTTCCTAAAGATGTAACACAAGTTGGTATTAGACTATTAAAGTTCTGTCAACTATATGACATGAAACGAATGATGGATAGTATTGAATCGTTTGCGCATCCATTCCAAGCAAGATATCCCGAGGTAACTAAATGAATTTAAAAGCAAAACCCATTGTTGATGGTAAATTTTGGATTGTAGAAAATGACGGTGAAAAAGTAGGTATTCTACATAAAAAAGAGAATAACAAATTTATGTTAAGCTCTAAAGATGGGGAAGCATACTTTAGCAAAAAAGATGAGCTAACTAAAAGATTTGGCAAGGATTTCTTTCTAGTAAGTAATAAAGTAAAAATTACACATGAAGAAGTTAGGGATGTATACGAGTACCCTACTAGCTGTCGTCCATATAATCCACTTTTTAACGTACAACGTAAGCTGCCGCTTTTTACAAAAAGTCAAGCAAGTAAAAGTTTATATTGTGCAGGTTATTACACAATTAAATTTGACAAAGGTTGGGTTAAATCATTTTGTCCCAAACTAATTACTATTGAACGATATCCCTATAAAGGACCGTTTAAAGATGAAATGGAAATGAAACAGGTGCTAGCAAATGCAAAATCCGATTAATACTACGCCTATCCAGCAGTTTATGCAACAGGTAAAGGCTGCTGATCTCACGCAACAACGTGAAATCAAATTAGATATTAAGTCTGCAAAAGCACTAGCCTATTGCCTAGGCGAAGTTAGTGCAAAACTACTAGAAGACTACGATATATTGTTTAAAAGATTAGAATCTAGTACAGGAGCGGCAGTTACAGTACAAATGGACGGCGGTGGCTTTTCTACCAAATAACTGATAAATATATGCGTACTTAACACAAGGACGCATATAATGTCAAGACCAAAACCTAAAGTTCTCTTAGAATACATAAACAAGAAGAACTACAAAAGCGAGCAGATTTTAGAAGCTGAGGCTATTTGGGCTGTCTTTTATAAAAAAGCTCCTTTTAATTTAAAATCAGCAAGTAGTATTACCAGCTACCCTGGACCTAAATACAAAAAAGTGTCATTTAGTAATCCAGGACATGCCCACAATCTCGCAAAAAAACTCAACCAAATGTTTAACTGTGACGAGTTTGAGGTAGTCGAACTTACTAGCGGCAAGTTCATTAAATGATATCAAAAGAAACTTACACTAAAATTTTCCTGCAACAAAAGGAAAAAAGTGTAGATAGCGCCAATATCAAGCATCATATGTACAAATGGTGGCAAAGTCATAGAAGTAAAGAGTCGGGCGGGCTACGTCTGAGCGATGAAGGCTTTGAGTTTTTAACAAGTGAATTGGATTTGAAAAGTTATGAAATTCCGTTTACAGAACCAATCGAATTAAGTCCCCAAACTATCATATTTTTTGATAGGACAATGGATGGGCCGTATTACCTCACAAACCAAAGTATTACAGTATTTTCCGAGCGCAAATCTTTTGAGCTGTACATGTTTTCGGACGATATCCGAAAGTACGGGTTAGTTAAAGCAATGAATGCCCAAAACAAAGATAGCCAAACGGACGAAAACTCCTAAAAATCTGTTGACGTGACTGCTGTTAGGTTGTATAATAGATACATAGACAGTTAAACTTAAACGCTTTTTTAACCCAGGAGTATATATGAGCGAGATCCTTTCACGTACAGTTGGCCCTAAGGCAGCAAAAAAATCCCTTCGCCGTGCTTTTAAAGCCAAGCGTCCATTGTTCCTGTGGGGTCCTCCAGGCATTGGCAAGTCGGACATTGTTAAGCAAATGGGCGTTGAGCTCGAAGCTCACGTGATTGATATCCGTTTGAGCTTGTGGGAACCTACCGATATTAAAGGTATTCCGTTCTTTGACTCTAATAACAACAAGATGTCATGGGCTCCTCCGATTGAGTTACCTGATGCAGAAATGGCAGCAAAGCATAAACAAATTATCCTGTTCTTGGATGAAATGAACAGTGCGGCGCCTAGTGTACAGGCAGCGGCTTATCAGTTGGTTTTGAACCGTCGTGTTGGTACTTACTACTTGCCAGATAATGTCCTAATTGTTGCCGCAGGTAACCGTGAAACTGACAAGGGTGTTACTTATCGTATGCCTGCTCCGTTGGCTAACCGTTTCGTTCACTTGGAAATGAAAGTTGACTGGGAAGATTACTTTGGTTGGGCTGTTGACAACAAGATCCATAAGGACGTAGTTGGCTTCTTGACCTTCTCTAAGAAAGACCTGTACGACTTTGATCCTAAGAGTGCGTCACGTGCCTTTGCTACTCCACGTAGCTGGTCATTTGTATCCGAACTGTTGTTTGATGACGACGAAGATACTGACACATTGACTGACTTGATTTCGGGTGCGGTTGGTGAAGGTCTTGCAGTTAAGTTTATGGCTCACCGTAAGATTAGCTCAAAGTTGCCTGATCCTACAGACATCTTAGCTGGCAAGGTTAAGAAGATGGACACTAAAGAAATCAGTGCTATGTACTCTTTGACTGTGTCATTGTGTTATGAATTGAAAGATGCCGCTGACAAAAACGACAAGAAGTTTAACGACAAAGTTAACTACTTCTTCCAGTTTATGATGGATAATTTTGAAACTGAATTGGTTGTAATGGGTACTAAATTGGCGTTGACACAATATCAATTGCCATTGGATCCAGATGAGATCAAGTGTTTTGATGACTTCCATGCCAAATATGGTAAGTACATTGCGGCAGCTACTGAAAAGCATTCACGCTAATTTGAGCTGGTGCCAGTTGACAGGAGCTTCGGCTCCTGTTATAATATATACATACAGTAAATATTTAGGAGCAGAAAATGTCAAATTATTTAGATCCAATTGTTGATAAAATCATTGTAGCACGAGTCGGCCTGCTACTGCGCCATCCGTTTTTTGGCAATATGGCTACTCGTCTTAAAATTGAAGACGCTACAGACTGGTGCGCTACTGCCGCAACTGACGGTCGCCATTTGTATTACAATCGAGACTTTTTTGCAGACTTGACTACCAAGCAGGTTGAGTTTGTTGTTGCACACGAAATCCTTCACAACGTTTTTGAGCACATGCTCCGTGTAGAAGGTCGTGATCGCAAAATTTGGAACATTGCCGCTGACTATTCAGTTAACGGCACATTGACACGTGACCGTATTGGTGAAGTTCCTCCTAAGATTAAAATCTTCCACGACACTAAGCACTACGGCAAAAGTTCAGAACAGATCTATGATGAGATCTATGAGACAATGGATGATGAAGAATTGGATGCACTTGGCCAGTTATTAGACGAGCATATTGACTGGGAGAAGGAAGGCAAGGGTCGTCCTGCATACAGTAAAGAAGAGCTCAAGCAAATCCGTGATGAGATCAAAGAAGCTATGATGACAGCGGCTCAGGCGGCGGGTGCGGGAAATGTGCCTGCAGAGATCGGACGCATGATCAAAGAGCTTACAGAGCCTAAAATGAACTGGCGTGAAATCCTGCGTCAACAGATTCAGAGTACAATTAAAAACGACTACACCTTTATGCGTCCTAACCGCAAGGCTTGGCACATGAGTGCAATTTTGCCAGGTACTAATTACGACGAGACAATTGATATCTGTATTGCTATTGACATGTCTGGTTCAATTGGTGATGAACAGGCTAAGGACTTTATTAGCGAAATTAAAGGTATCATGGACGAGTACAAAGAGTACAAGATCAAATTGTGGTGCTTTGACACTAAGGTATACAATGAACAAGACTTTGACGGCTACGGTTCCGATATTATGGAATACGAAGTTAAAGGCGGCGGAGGTACCGAGTTTGATGCCAATTGGAATTACATGAAAGAGCATGATATTAATCCTAAGAAGTTCATCATGTTTACAGACGGTTATCCTTGGGGTTCGTGGGGCGATGAAAATTACTGCGATACAGTATTCATCATCCACGGCAATAACACTATTGTTCCGCCATTCGGTGCTCACGCATACTATGAATTTAAAGATTGATAGTGATGCATTTTCAGCAGGTCAGATTGAAAGTAAGATATGGGCCGCTGATGAATTAGAAAAAATAGCGTCTCATATTCATATACTTAGAATTACAATTCTAGGAGGTTGGTATGGGCTTCTTCACTTTATTCTCAAGTCGCGTGGTCGTCAAATGATCGAATGGTGTCGTAGTTACGATTTTGATGCGAGTGCGTGTTCTGTGGCAAATGTCCTTAATAACACTTGGGAAATGGATGATTGGAAGTTTAAAGCAATACCTAAAGATGCTAACACACTAGCATATGATGACGGTACTAATTGCATTGTAAATACTGCAACAGAGCATTTTGACAGTCAAGAATGGTTTAATAACATACACGAAGGTATGCTATGCGTACTTCAAGGCAACGATTTAGACATAGACGATCACGTCAATAAACCTTCTAGTTTAGAACACTTTAAAAAAATGTACCCGCTTTCGGTGCCGTTGTTCGAAGGCACTAAAGAATTTAATTTCCCAAGCGGGTCCTTTACACGATATATGATTATAGGTCACAAATAATGGCGTTAAAAAACGGAAAAGTTAATGCGCTAAATGCACTTGATTTAAGGAAAGTTAATTTTCCTGCACAACATTTTCACTATACACTGTTGTCAAAATATACACCTACATTTCATAAAACAGTAGATGCATGGATTTACAGTAATTTAAATAGTCGCTATTATATAGGACAAGCTGTAGATCTAGTAGATAACACAATAGTGTACGTTACTAAAATTGGATTCGAGCAAGAAAAAGAACTTAGCTTTTTCAAACTTGCATGTCCACATTTAAGCTAACAGATAATTAATATACATATATAACTTATACAAGGAGGTCATTATGACTGAAGAAACTAAAGTAGAACAACCTGCAGAAGCTGCACTACAAGAAACCAACGATTTAACCATCAACGATCTTAACGCAATGAGAACTATTATTGATATTGCTAGTTCACGTGGCGCTTTTAAACCAAACGAAATGGTAGCAGTTGGACAAACATACAATAAACTATCTACATTTTTAGACGCTGTAGCAAAGCAACCAAAGCAAGGAGCATAATATGCAATCCTTAAAACATGTAGGCAGAATTAAAGCAACTGGCCGTAGATGCATGGTAGTGTTTAGGACATTACCCGGGGATGCATTTAACTGCTTAGTCATCCAATCAGATACTCTTGAGCCGAGTTATCACGATCAACTTATTAGTCTTGTAGAATCAAATGCTGCTCAATCAGCAAATGAATTTAGTGAAGTACTTGCCCGCGGTGTGTTTTCAGATGGTAGCACTATGTTACCTAGTTTACACGTTAAAGGTCTACTTACTAAGGTTCCAACTGATGCTGTAGAAATGGTTCCTAATATGCAGACTACTATCCTGTTGTCAGAACTCAATCAAGTTATTGCACAACAAGCTGGTGTTAGCGTACAGGATCTTGCTATTAAACCAAATGCAAATCAGAACGTTGAAATTCAAGAACTTGCAAGAGTTAAAGATATTAGTCCCAAAACTGGCAATACAGATCCAATCGGTGATCAAGACTTTGGCCGCACTACTAGTGCATCAGTTAATGAAGAACCATTAAGTGACGAAGCGATTGCTAAAAAATTCCGTAGCGATGCAGATCGTTTGAGCAAAGAGGCTGCTGAACTTCGTCGCCAAGCTGAAGAACTTGTACCTACAAAGAAAAAAGTTGCTGTTAAAGAGTGAACAAGGGAAAAGTCTTTCCCAAGGATGTAGTCGAACACTGGCCTGAAGTATTTGGAGAAATTACATTAAATGTAGTTCCTCTAAAATACTTAGACTCGATTACTGTTGTTTTTAAAAACAAAAAAGTTTGGGAAATTAAAATTGCATCAAAGCAGGCACAGGAAGATTGGGATTCATTTGAAGTGAATCTTAAAGAAATGCTTGCCTCTTACGAAAGTGAAATTGATAATGTTGATTTTAAACTCGATACAGAACGAGTTAAAAAAGACATGATTACATACACTAATAAATTTTTAAAGAAAAGAAAATTAAAATGATTTCTAATTCAATTGTTGATGCTAACGGAAATCCTATTTTTATTTTTGATGATGTGTTTAATTCACAAGAAAATTTAGAAATATATTCTACTGTAAATCAATCGTTATTTTCAAGGAGTCATTTAGACTTAGATTCTAGATTTTTTAATTACAATCAGACAATTGTAAAATGGGTTAATAACATTGATTTTAACGATACATTCCATAAAATACTAATACAGAAATATATAGCTGCCATTACACACGTTAATTGGGATGAAGCTATTATTACTAGACAGTATATTAATTACAGTGATGCAACAACTTCTGATTTAATACATACTGATTGCAACTCTTTGCAAAAAAATTCGTTCACACTGTTACATTATGCAAATTATGAATGGCATCCAAACTGGCACGGAGAAACTATGTTTTATTCAAATAACTGTTTAGATGTATTATCTGCGGTAACAGTGCGCCCAGGACGTCTAGTATTATTTGACTCAAATTTACAACACTCTGCAACTGCTCCGTCAAGCATTGCAAATTTTCCCCGATATACTATTGCAACCAAAATAAGATTTTAAAATGAATGTAAAACTTTTATCACACTCGCAACCTACTGAAGAATTTGTAAATCAAGGAATTGATGATGCACAAGAATTAATTGCATACTGTGCAAGAGTAAGTAATCCTAGCAATCAGTTTAATACAGAAACTAGTGAAAAGCTAATTAAGTATTTGGTTAAACATCAACACTGGTCGCCGCTTGAAATGGTCAGTGCTTGCATTGAAATCACAACTACACGTGATATTGCTCGTCAAATTTTACGTCATCGTAGTTTTAGTTTCCAAGAGTTCTCTCAACGCTATGCTGATCCAACAAAGGATCTAGATTTTGTATTGCGAGAGGCCCGACTTCAGGACACTAAAAATAGACAAAATAGTATAGAGGCAGACGATGAAGATTTAAAGGCACGATGGGATCTTATGCAGCAACGTGTGATCAACGAGGCCAAATATGTATATCAATGGGCGATTGATCAAGGCATTGCTAAAGAACAAGCTCGTGCAGTATTACCAGAAGGCAATACAGTTAGTCGTTTATATATGAACGGCACCCTACGTAGTTGGGTGCATTTCATTGAACTACGTAGTGCTAACGGTACACAAAAGGAACATCAAGAAATTGCTAAGGCGTGCGCTTCTGTAATTTCAACAGTATTTCCAATGGCAGCAGATTTAGTTTCTTGATCTAAGAACATTTCTGGGGGGAACATTTTGATATGTGCTTCAAATTGTTCTCTTAGCCATTCATAATCATTAATCATAGCAAGGGCATTTTTATCGCCCTTGTATGTTTTTCCATACCATTCTCCTGCACTGGCACCCCCTTTTACATATTCGCCCAAAGGTCGGCTTCCGCCTTTTGATGTCCAAGCTGCAAGACGCTCGTCCGTTTCTTCTTGAACTTGTCTGTCAATAACACCCGATGCCAGTTTAACACATTCTCTGAATGCACCTCTCCATGCATTAAATGGACTTGTTGCAAAATTGTTAATGTTTGATATTTCATCTATTATCTTAATGTTTGCACCGATGCTGGTAGTAATGTCAACTGCTGTGTCTTCGTCAGCCATTAAAATTAAATGCTTAGGAATTAACTTTACACCACTATGTCCATATTCAAGTTGATTGATAGGGTTAACACTTTTCCAAATATGCACTACATCAAAATCCCATTCTGGAACTGTATAATGAAAATCAAATGCGTCTATTACTGTAGCATCTGCGTCTACTACCCAGAAAAAGTCTGTATTCGATTGTTTAGCTGCTTCTAAATGTGCGTTAAAAATACCCTTAACACCCGATATAACTTTTACATCGGGTTGCTTTTCTTTTAAATATCTCAAATTTTTATTAGCATTATTTTCATCATACTGAATAAAAAATACATCATACGCAGGGTACGATATAGTATCAGTATACACAAACTTCTTATCTAATTGATCGATTGATGTATTTTTAGGAGTTAGATAAATTTTAGCAGTTTTAGATTCAAATACGTGAAAATACTTTTTGTCCCATTCTTCAACTTTATAATCAATTAATTTTTGCCAGCCTTGTATCTCAATATCTATTAACCATACCATTGAGGTTGTAAATGTTACATTTTCAGGTAACGATTCTATCGAACCAGTATGCTTTTTAAATTTTGCATAAGAATGAGTAACTGTTAATTCAGAAATTAATCTTCTAACATTGTCAGTTTTATTTTTATAGTAGAAAATAATATCGTTGTTCATTCTTTATCCAGGAAACCTGTTCCTGCCCTATATTGTTGTATGTGTACTGCTTTAAAAAATTTACTAGCATCTGCATGTGGTTCTGCTATTTCAAGGTCGAGTGCGTTTTTTAGCTCTGTTCCGTAATAAGAAATTTTAGAATCTAAATCTGTAATTTCCTCTACTTGATCTTTCCATAACTGTGTCAGATAATCAAAATCTCTAACTTGTACATAATCCCAGTCAGTACAGTTGGTCATATAACAGCCGTGTCTAGCACCTAGTATAGCCCATAAGCCATTTTCTACGTCTGCACCTACATTAAGCCATACACGCAGTCGATCTAAATTTTTCCAATGAATTTCTTTCTTAAATTCTTTATTGGATGTCTTAACTCCGCGGTCAAGTGACATCTTAACACCTTCTCGGAATCCAGCTCTCCATGCTTGGAATGGACTTGCATTATTATAGACATCACTAAAGCATCGATTCATTTGTATGTATTCAGCATCCCAGCAAAAATCTACCTGTGCATTGGGATCATCTGCAGGAGCGTTTTCATGTGTTTTCATGTCTAGCACATACTGTTTAGGCCATAGTTTTAATCCGCCGTTGCCATACATAAGTCCATTAACTACGTTAAAGCCTGCCCAAGATATAACACATTTTGACAAATCTTTATATGCTTCAAAGTCAACTTCTTGGTTAAGAAAATCTTCACGCACAATGTTGTCACCGTCTACAGTAACAAATCTGTCAGTGTCACTTAGTCTAGCACATGCCTTGTGTGCTTCGTCGCTGCCTTTAACACCGTGTACACGTTTAGCCCACGGCACCTTGTTTAATAAATCAGCATAATTTTTTTCAGCGTTTGGTTCGTCATAACTAAGATAGATAATATCGTAGTCTAAAATTTTAACTGTTTGTGTCATATAATATTTGATATCCTATTGTTGAGAAAAACTTTCTCACAAATATTCTGTTTTCAGTGTTTGCTTCTCTAGAGGTAGTGTGTGCTACATATAGTCGATTAGTATTAATTAATTCACTTAGTGACATCTTAATGCTTCTAATTAGCATGTTGTTATTGTTTTTATCAACTACAAAAACTTCAAATGTAGTATTAAGATTATGCGATTGTAGTGTGTCTCGTTGATCTGGTCTTAACTGAAATCCCCATTGCTCCAGCAAAGGATAATTTTCAATAGTAAACATACTATCCCAGTTATCTACCAAAGATACTTGCTCAATCGAAGCTAACTTAACATCACCTTCTGATTTAGAAACAATAGTTGGAGTAGTTTGATCAGCAAATACAATCTTATAATTAGACGATTGTTTTTTACCAATTAAAAATGGTCTGACTATTGCGTATTCAACATCTATAGAATTAGTAAATTCCAAATTTTCTTCGTTGGTTATTGACAGTATATCCCCAGTATCTTTGCTAAAATATACTTTATAGATATCTGGCACATTGCTTATTGCAAGTGCTTGGGCCAGTAGCTCAGGTGGGATAATATCTTCTTCTGGATTATACATTTAATTTCTTTATAATTTCGTCAGTTAAGAATGTATCTTCCACATAATGGAATACTCCATATTGTTTAAAATTATTTAAGTACAATTCTTGAGTATCAGTAAAGTTAACTAACAACTGACTAAAGCAGGATTCAGGGATAGGATCCCATCCTTGTAATGCTGGCTTCATATGCGTAAACGTAAACGGAGAGTTGGCATTTGTTATGATATCGTCAATACCTAAAATTTTAGCAGCAATCGATACTGTCACATCCATACTAAAAAACTTTTGAGAATTTTTAGGAGCAATATCATAATAAATTCGTTGCCAGTTATTAGTAATAAACTCTACTAATCTAAAAAATTCCAAGGCGCTGTCTGATTTTTTAAAATAAAACATGCCGCAGTATAAATTTGGCAAGGCATTTTCAACAAACATTTTTCTGTAAGTAGTATCAGTTATTATGCGCTGTTTGTAATCAGTAACATGACTGGTGAAAAATAAATCTCTATCTTTAACCCAATTCCATGCTTGTTCAATATTATCTAAAACCAACATGTCAACATCTAATACAACAGTTTCATCGTAGGGACTAGCATGATATAATTTCCATCTATTCTCAACTTTCCATTCGCTTGCACTAGCAGAGTCCCCAAACGGAATAGGAATAATTTTATCAAATACGGAAAGATATTGTTCAGGAACAACATCGTCAGTTACAAGACTAATATTATTAATATTAGGTTGTGTTGCTTTAATACTCAACGCTAATACATACGCCTGACGTACATAATCAGTAGTATTGTTCTGCGCTATAACTAAGTAACCCTGTGTCATAAAACTGTCTCAATGTATCGAGTTAGACTATATTTGTTCATCACATGCATATCTAAGTTATTTGTTTTTGTAGCAACATACTCACCGGAATAGTTTTTCTTTTCTACTAAAAACTGTAATGCGCTATCTTTTATATCAACTAACACATCTCTATCTAGAGTGTAATTCATTTTGCCAGGCAAAGGTTTAACAAATTCTTCTCCCATCATATGTATTGCTATACTAAATGCAAAATCATTTCTAAATACTACAGAATCGATATTATACAATGATCTATAATAACTCCAATTAGACTTAATATATTTTACGATATTAAAGAACGCTTGGTTAGCTGTAGATTTTTTAAAGTAAAATGCCGTAGCCCAATAAAACGGAATAGAAGTTTGATTTAAATATTTGAAGCTACTATCATCTCTCCATTGAGCTAGATCAAAACTATCCTGATAAATTAAAAAATCATTGGCATTGTTCCATATTTTTGATAGTGTGTTACTACTAATAATATAATCACTGTCAATTACTAATGTTTCGTCGTATGGTGTTAGATCATAACAATCAGATCTACTTAAATTTTTCCACGTTAATGTTTTAGATGCTAGTGTACCGTCATAAAATTTCTTTGTTTGACTAGTATCTGCATTAATAGTTATGATTTTATCAAAGACAGTTTTAGCTGACGGCTGACTTTGTAGCAACCAATCTTTACTGTCAGTAACAAGACTAACTGGGACGTTTAAGTATTGTTCTACTCGTTGAGCAGCATATAGTGAAATCTTTGCATAGTCAATTTCAGTATTATTTTGTGCAAAAATTAATACACCACGTGTCATAGCTCGACTAATCCCTCAACACGGCGTTTTGATTTTATATCACCGTATTTGGCTAGATATGCATTAGTAGCCAAGCCGTATACGTTTAGAATACTGTTAAGAAATTCTTTTAAATTTGTAATATTTAGAGGTATACTGTTGTCATCTAAAATAATCGACTCGGTATTTCCAAGTTCAGTTAATGTGTGTACAAACACTATTAGTTCTCGAGAAACAGTAAAGCTCGATCCTTGGAAATAATATACTAGACTTTGTTTATATTCTTCTAGTGCAGTCTTTCTAAGATTGCTTAGTGTAGCCATAAAATTGGCTGTTTGAAATGCTTTTTCTATTCGTTCGTCCACAGGTACCTCCAGAGTAACTACTATACTGTATAGTAGTTATCTTGTCAAGAGGTATGGGGATTAGAATCCTGACTGCGTAGCAGTTGGACTTGGCACAGATACGTTTGAGCCGCTTGGGCGGTATTGTGCAATAACGCTGTTTAATGTAGGTTGTACATCTTCGTCAGTTTGTGTGTCGCCGACGTCGTTATCTTGGAATTCGATTGTTAGGATAAGCTGCGTAGCAGTTTTTCTTGCTCGTATTAAATAAAGATTTTCAGCATAAGAACCCGACGGTGCTGCTTTTTGTCCGATAACCTGATTAGATGCAGTTAGATCATCGTAACCTATTCCGGAACCTGTTGCACTAGAACCAGTATAGGTAGTTGAAGTATAGTCCATTACAAATTCACCCATTTGAGTAAACATAGTATTCCATGTATTATTCTTACTTGTACCAGTTGTAATATTTGCCGAAATTCTAATCTTTCCGCCAGCATTAAAATAATACCGTGGGTGATTGGCATCTGAGAAAGTAATAGTTACAGTGTTAGTAAGTGTTCCGTTCCACGAAGAGCTACGTGTACCAGTAACTAATCCTTCAGCAGAAAATTGTCCGCCTACTGCATCAGTATCAATTGTTCGTTGATTAGAACTAATTGTAGTAGCAAACGAACTAAATTGTGCTCGTAGTGATTCAGTAATTGTTAATCCACTAGCAGGTAATAATAAGTTTCTACCATCCGTTGCAGATGAAGATCCTACAGCCGATCCTATTTGATGTTGTCTTGCTTTTACCATATCAGTGCGCAAGTTAAGCCATTGAACTGCTGTAATAGTCGCACCTTGACTTACATCAGATGATGCTAACGTTTGGCCGTACCCGCCAGTACCTGTACCCATTACAGAATCAACCACTGTCCTAATGGAATTGTAATCGGTATTCTGTATTAATTGACCTTGACCTGCTGCCATGTTTTTTCCTTATAGTACCAATGCTTCGATTGTTTTCGGACTTTCATCGTCACTAGATTCTAGTGCAACTGCAAATACACCGCTTGCGTGTGGAACTGCTTTCATAGCACATCCGTCATTTGCTGCAATTAACTCGTCGCCTTTGTTAACGCGGCCAATTACTTTAACTGGAACACGCCCTTTAAGTGCAATATATGTGCCGCCTTCTAATTCGCTATTCATTTTAAATGCCGGATTTGTACTTACAACTCCAATAGCACGTTTACCCCATGTAGATGCGGTAACTTCTTTATCACCGCCAATCATAACAACTGTACCTGGAGCATATTCTGCATCTGCTAGATATTTTTCTGCCAAGTCAGCAAATTGTGCGCTGGACGCAACTCCACGAAATATTGTAGCATATATGTCGCCTGCGCTATCTCGAGCTGCTAATGTATTTGCAGTGTTAGCAGTAGTTGCTAATCTATAACTGCCGTCAACTTTAGTTGAATCAGCTTTTAAAGAATTACTTGCAGTACCCCAAAAACGATGTGTTGTTGAAGTAACCCCAGTCGATGGAGTATTAGCTAGTGTAGTACCTTTCTTAATGTCAGCAAAACCAATAATTTCATTGACTCCGCTATCAAGTGTAAATTCATCTGAAGAAATAATCTGCACCGTTGCATCATCTACAACAGCTTCAATAATTGCATGAGGATCACCATTTACGTCAATAACAGTTCTTGACTTTAATTCTGTCGCGCCTAGTCCAGCAGCAGTTTGTGGGCCAATTAATACAAATTCGCCACTGGCTGCTTTGGCATATAATTGATTATTAGTGCTATCAAACCAGAAATCACCTGTAGATAATCCAGTTGGCTCTCCTCCGCCGATTTCTGCGCCACCAGTAGTTCTCCAATTATTGTTTTTATCAAAGAACTTTAATTTATTAGTAAAACTGTCAAACCAAATTTGGCCACTTATAGGGCGAGGAGGTGCAGATGTGCTAGAGAAATGTTCCAGCATATGCAAGAAATTCTCATTTTGTACTTCACCGTAACCAGCATAATTCTTGCCGACTAATTTAATATCGAAAGTACTGTTAATTGTACCGTCTTCTACTACTACTGGTGATGTACCACTATATCTATCAATATTATATGGCATTCCGTTCTACCCCTTAACTTATTATATTTAGTTTAAAATACATGATATCTATTCTGCTCAATGTAAATCAACCCACACACCTGCTGCATAGGTCTGCACAGTGTCTGTTGTGGTGTTATATATTAATTCACCGTTGTTTGCAGAAGTTAATGTTCTTGCATCTCTCTCAGCATCACTATACTGAGGCAATTTAAATTGTGTAGTAGCTCTAAAGCTACCTGTAACATCTAGCGTATAGCTAGGAGAATCGTTAAAAATGCCCACACGCTGAGTAAGACTCTTAACTGTAATTGCATCCTTAGTTCCGCCACTATTTTTAACTCTAATCTTGTAATCTTGACCAGAATTATTACTAGTAATAGTAAGTGCGGCAGAAGTAGCGGCAATTTCAAAGTTCTGATTAGCACCCAATATTAAAGGAAGCGCATTCTGAATAGTAAGTGTTCCAACTGAACTATTATCGTCTGTTCTGCTCATAAATGCATCAGCATTTTTTAAGGCACCTTGCGAGTCGGCTAGTGTATCTGCTGAACTTGCTCTAACATTAAACTTCATTCCGGATAATATACCAGCAGTAAATCCAGGCTTAATTGTATCAGTAAATCCTGGAATTGCTACTTTTGGTGTAAACGCAGTAGTGCTCTTACTAAAAATACCTAAAAGCATATTAGATACCCATAGATAAACAACATGCTGTAGACTATTATTAGTATCATATAAAGATACTACTTCAACTCCTGATTTGCCCTGACTGTCATTCCAAATCTTGCTAGCTTCGTATCTATTGTTGGCACTAGTATAAAAATATAAACGATTTTCTAAACTATCAATCCACATATCGCCTTGTACTACATTACGTGGAGCAGTACCCTGCACAATTGGACCGCTACCGATTCGGAATCCGTTGCCGTCATATACTTTTAATCTATTAGTTGCGGTGTCAAACCATATCTGGCCAGTAATAGGACTGTTAGGCTCTGAGGTATTTGCAAAATTTTCTAGTAATTTTACTAAATTTTCGTTAAAAAATTCACCGTAGCCTGCTACGTTTTTACCAATAAGTGTAAGATCTGTAGTAACTTGATCAACGGAACTATCAACTATCTCTGCTAGTAATGTGCCGTCTGTTTTATTAATTTTATAAGTCATTATTCGATCCTACCAGTAAAGATTATGTAGTTAATTGTTAAGTAAGGATTCATAACGTTCATCGGTACGTCAATCTGAGTAGACAATACATTACCAGCTGATGGTAGCAATCTTGAAAATCCTTCAGTTAATTGTGACTCTCGGCCTACTGCATTAGTATCTGTAATATCTACAGATCCTGTAGTATCAACTGTAGCAGCATAAAACTGTGTGCCATTATCTCCAGTTAAATCATGAGTATGTTCAGGTAAGTTTTTAGTTAAAATAGTTTTTTCTTCGTTACCGCTGTACAAGCCCTCAGTGTCGGCCGTTACATCAGTGACTCGATTGGCAGCAGAATTAACAGTAGTTCCGGCCGTTGCGCCATCGGGTAGTAATGGAACTGCTATTCCATTATTCATAGAGTCCTTACCCAAAGGAAAACGTCCTCTTAGGTCTGGTAATCTAAATGTAGCAAGTCCAATATATGGTTCAGGACCTTTATATGTATTTCCTAAAACTGAAAATAGTTCAGGATACATACTAATTAACACTTCAGCCCCGTCACATAACAAATATCCGTTAGGCAAAGATGTACCTGCAAATGACATCATTGATCCAATCGGCACTGTAGCCACGTTAGCTAAAAAAGTTGTCTTTGTAATTTTTCTTAAACCGCTGCCAAGGCCAATACCAGCCCTGTTAATTAAAATTTCGTCGCCAGCTAATGAGTCATATGCTTGATCTTTAGCAGCAATAACGTCAGGACTCAGTGCAGTAATAAATGTAGCAGGGTCGCCGGCACCGTTAAAGTTTATAGTATTACTAGTAATATCACCCGTTAACTCAAAAGGTATAGCGGTAGTTAGTCTTGATGCAGTTCCAGTAACAGAGCCGTTAAATGATCCGTTAAATTCTCCGTAGAATTGTGTTTCGCCTGCTATGCCTACTGTGTTTGCATATATTCTTTTAAATCTTGCGCTGTTAGTACCTAAATCATAAAGGTTATTTGAGGCAGGTGAAATTCTATTAGTTGTCATATCACCTGATATGACAGCACCTACTCCAACACGAAGAGTTTTTGCAATGCTTGCTCCGCCAGCAGTTGTTATACTACCATTAGTTAAATTAGTCGATTCTGTTACTGATGTAACTATTATTCCATCACTAACTTTAATTTTACCATTTATATCCAACGCCTCTGTTGGATTTGTTTTGTTTAATCCAACTGTTGTTCCTGTAATAGTTAATACATCTTGTTCAGTACCACTTTGATTAACTCTAATATAAATGCTTGATCCTTCTGTCTTATTATTAAGTACAGTTGCACCATTTATCGTATTGGTTAATGAAGTATTTAAATCTGCACCAATTACTAATCCAGTATTATTTCTAATGTTGATACCAAAATTAGTAGTATTAGCAATATCAGTTCTTAAAAAGCTGTTTGCATCTAATCCTTCTGCAAAGCCTGAGACTACTAATTTAGTTGCCTTATCTGCTGTTCCCCAAAATTTATTTAGAACAACGCCGTCAAGATCAAAGTCTTTAGTTGATAAATTAATTCCCTGATTAATCTCTAAAAACCCGTCAACTGCTGCTTTAGGTACAAATCCATCTTTACTTATAATTGCAACCGTTTGCCCGCTTACAATAAAACTTAAAATGGTATGTTGTACATTTAATGTATCATAGATTGTTTCAACTTTTGGACCTGACTGTGCGCCTTCACTAAATTGAGGACCAACAAGTATCCAGTTAGATCCCGACCACAAATATAGCTGTTGATTTGAGGTGTCTACCCATAAATCTCCAATAACAGCAGTAGTCGGGCGTACTAATTTTTTAGTGACATTGCCTGCTGCAACCCATCCGGTACCATCCCATACTTTTAATTGCGGTTGTGCCGGGTTATTAATTATGTTAGTATCATACCATAACTGACCTATTACAGGGTTAGC